TTTTGTTATCTTAACAAACTTACCAATCGAAGGTTTCTTACTCTGAGGGGCAGCTTTTACCGCCTGGTATTCAGCTGCTTGAGAAACCTTAACATCCTTTTCTCCGGGGAGACTTTTCTCTCCAAGAGGGGGGGTGTAATTCCCTGGTATGCCTGTGGGCAAAATGGGATAGCCATACTGGACATCGTCGCGGGCTGCAACGAAGGCCGCTTCTTGATCATAACCGTCTGGCGTGTCATGACCAACTATACTTAACATTTCATTCGGAATGCCCAACATTCCGTATGGGAATGGCATAACCTGCGGCACGGTTAGGCGCACTGTGCCGTCAAAGGGAGGGTTATACATTATTCCATCTGATTCTATGCTTGTGCTAGATTGTATATGCCACCATTTTGATCTATCGGACATCCGTCTAAAACGGTATCCTCCCGATCTAAAAAGGAAGGCCGCTCTCCAACTCCCAAAAAAGGTGCCGCGGAAAGCTTGCCAACAGCCGTATTGAATACCAGCTGTGGGCTGCGTAAAATAATTATCGAACATACCGCCATCGAGCACGGCGGTATCTGTGTAAGTGCTGTTCAAGATCATTTGACCGTAACGCTTTGACACGTCCGTGATCAATCCCATCACTTCACCAGTGCAATAACCATTATCCACATCATATATGCAATCTTCTGCTATAGGTGGAAACGCCTCGCGAAATAAAGCTTGTGGAGAACTCTGAGCTTCTGGTAACTCCACTTCTCTATAAGGCCACTCGGACGTTTCAGGTAGTCGAGGGTAAGCGAATTGAATATCATCGCCTCCCGCAACCCACATGGCCACGTAGATTTTCGTATCAACTGCGGGGTCTGTGGAAGCGATATTAGAGGCCAAACTGAGCTCAATCTGAGGGTGAGCTCGGGATGACCACCAATATTCACTTAACCAAGGTAGGGTTACTGTTTCTATAGTATCCCCCTTCACATTAATAACACGTGCAATTCCGTTAGTATAGTCGGATTCAAAAGAGGAAGGATACTCCGCCCCGTTTATGTACTTCAGGACGAACCTGGCAGACACAAACGCCGAAGTAAAAAATTGAAACATGACCTTTATGGATCCTCGCCACATATGGGCGTTCAAAAAAGCATAATCTAAAGGGATCCTGAACTGTTCGCCATCTGGCCAACTGTGCTGTATTAAGTCGATAACTTGAGGGACCTGTGTCGGGTGAAACGTAATGGTCGCACGTAACCCGGGTATTTGTGAGTAATTGCTTACCGTCCAAGAACGGGACATCGGCATTCGCTCACCTCCTGGGTCCACATATCTGTCCTTATACAGACCTACGTTGACATTTGTATCTGGTATGTCTACTACATACATGTCAGAACTGGCTTCTATTATAGTCGGCATTTGGGGATCTACTCTATCTGGCTTATCCAAAAAGGATAACGCGCCCAGCGCGTCGGAAACTCCGCCTGATATAAGTTCTCCCAAGCCGCTAGTTACTCCATGAGCCACAGATGTTACTGCGTTCGTAAGGTCTTGAATTGGGTTAGGGCCGGCATGACTTGAAGGGTCATCCGACGGGTGTTGACTTCCTCTCTTTACTGGTTTTCGGATCATTAAAGTTCCGTTGCCACTCTGAGCTTCGGGCTCATCCCCTTGTAAGCAGGGATAGGAAACTTGAATGTTAACAAAACGTGCCCATAACTGAACAGTTATTGTATCGGGCATTCCTTCTGATCCGGCAGTCAAAGGAAATAATATCTTTGCTGCTAAATTGGTAGGGGTACTACTGTCCACTGTGCGTTTCCACGCAAATGGCCAAGAATACTTCCAAGTCTTTATTACTGATTCGGCTGAAGAGGCTGAAATGATAGTAGGGTCTAAAACCGCTAACTCATCCAACCAATTCCCGGTTACATCACTGGGCCACATAGCCACTAGTAGTGCTCCGTAATAAAACTGATTTGTGTTCAATCGTAATGTAATTTCTATGTCTGATCTAAAATATCTAAATTGCTTTAACACATCCCAGTTTCTCGCGTGTTCGCGTAAAAACTTGTCGATATCCAAGGTGAACAGTTCCCCTGCTACTGATCCAACAGTCCAGTTATAATTTCCAACTAGAACGGATCGTTCTAGTAACTTCGTCGATTCAAAATGGCCAACACCATGAGCCGTTGCTGCGTACCCTGTTGTAGCAGTCTCCGCAGTCAAACCAACCTCGCCAAAAGTAAGAGTTGGTGTAGTGAAATTCGACGTTTCTACAGGTTTAGTTAATTCTTGTGGCGCATCAGCCTGTATTCCTGTGCGCGCATCTGTCATTGTTGTGTTCATAATCTCATTAAACGACGAAGGGTCGAGATTTAGGCCCCTTCGCCTCGGAACTTACGGTGTTCCAAAATACCGTGGCTTTCTGTTGACAGGTGCCAATTCCCCGCTGTCTTCCAGCTCGCACTCACTAACGCAGGCCGCCTCGGGTTAGTTTAACGTCTTACCACAGACGGAGGCTTTCTAATAGTCTGCCTGACGCATCTTTGTCAAATCTTCAAACTTGGGCAAATCAAAATTTATCCCAGTACGACGACGCTCCAAAAACGCCCAAGCCCATACTTCTTCATACTTCTCAGGGCCGTAGTGCCAGGTCTCTTGAAGTAAAGAATTAAGGACTGACTGCATTACCTCTCTATCTTGATCTGTGTCAGTCCATTTTATCATGTTCGCGAGCGATCTCTCTGCGAGGGGGGCCATGATACCCATATGCCCTACAACGAATTTTCTCTTTAAATAAATCAAATCTTCCCAATCCACGTTCATATCCGCTGTCTTGGTAGGCGACGTGTATCGCATACCACATCGTTCCCAAAAGAAATCTGACAAGTACTGCATATTGTACTTCTCATACCCTTTCGGAACGGAAAACACTGAATCATCTCCTGTAAAAGTTGTCTGTACAACTTTCCATTCTTCTTCTGAGTACACTGCTATAAAAGCCATCTTGTGTAAACACCAATTGCAGAAAGTATTAAACATTGACGTAATAAAACTTCCGCTCGATGTTCCCCACGCTCTAACGAATATTATTCTTCCCATAATATGCCATCCGTTAAAGTTGGCTCTAATTACTAACTCTACTATTACCACATTTTCTCCATCATAAAATACAACCACTAATTTAATGAATAGCTCCATGAGCTTATTCTTTAAACTAATGTCGTAATTTGAAAAATCTCCTGCTCCACATTCTCTTCCTTCTCCGACGGTTCCTCGGAGCCTCGAGTATAATGCTCCCCATTCAGCTGAGTGTGGGTTTATTCCCAACCCCACACACGAACCAACTGGGTCCTTCGTAAACTCTACAAAAAATGTACCTAAATACATCCTTTGCACAATAAACGACGCGAAATCCCCCGAGGAAAACAATCGTGTCTCTCCTCTGTCTCTCTTTTCCTTCGATCGTATTTCATCTTTAAGTGTCTCTTCAAACACAACCGGGTGAATTTTCATCTCTCTAGCATTCTCGATTCTCTGCTCCACCATTCTTCTCAACAAAGGATGTATAGATGGTTGTCCTAACTCATCATAACATAGCTGACGCCTCGATGTAAATCCCATTTTACGTAGAAAATACCCAAGGGAGCTATCCATGTCAATCGACTTCATATATCCCGGTATACCAAAAACTGCTTCTTCAATACTTATAACTCTGATATTCTTCGGATTAAAAGTCTTTGGTAAGCAATCGTGAACTGTTTTCGGATCCGGAGGCATCGGTGGACTCACTTGGTTCCCAAATTTCTCTACCGCTATGTTTAACGGTGAAATCAATTTTCCATCTTTATCAAAAGGTTCCAAGTAAGCTGGTCCATCTTCTGTCTCCGGATACGGTAAGGTCTTGTAATCAAACTGCGATTCTCTTAACTTTGTCTTCTTCGGTATAAATGACGCTGATTGAGGAGGAACTCGTCCTAAAACTTGTATTCCTCTAATCAAAGGAGCATCCTCTAAACACTGTGCCATTCCATCCAAGGTAACATACTTAGGTTGCCATGGTTCTAAATCTTCCTTTAACACTGATACTGCCATGGCCACATCACGTGACGGGACTCCTCCCATATGTATAGCTACAACTTTCCCTGTTGCAACATGTATGTATGGTAGTCCGCACATTCCTTTCTTATTCTCGATTCCAAAAAACTTTAAATCAGTCTCATAACTTCCGTAATCAGGATCTACCCAGATAGTATCCAGCGTATTTTCCCAACTATACGCTTGGATAGTATCATATCCAGTATCACTCAAATGAGGACTAATCAAGGCAAATCGGCCAAACTCAGTTACAGAGTCAGCGAATAAGCCAAGAATATTCTTCATTTCAGGATATCCAGGGAATTGAACTAAAAATACATCTCCTCTCAATTCTTTAATAAACGTCAACTCCGATTCACAAATATGGTAGTTATGGTGCTTCACCAATGAATACCATCGTTTCTTTCCTTCTCCTTTTGCAAACATCGTATGTCCTGGAACACAAAAGTAATTACTAAACGGTGCCAAAACATGACAAGTAGCCGCTGGTGGGGTCTTCAT